AAATGTTGCGTTAGCATTTAGAGATTCAGATGATAACGGTAAATTCCTAATTATAAACGAATCAACATCGATTGTAGTTACTAAGAAAACATTCGCCTACCTTCCAAGTAAGATTGATATGACACAACTAAGCAGTACAAACGGTGTTATTTCTTGGACTGACGGTGTAACTGGGCATGGCAAATTTGTCGTGATGAATACAGCAGGTTCAATCATTGTACCAGAAACTACATTCAATGCTTCACAGACAATTAGTCAACATGTTAAAACGCTAAACAACGATAATATTTTATTCGTATTTTCAGATGGCTCAAACAACAATTATGCGTCATACGCAATATATAATTCAGCCGGGTCTCAAGTTACAGCGACCACTCCTTGGACAACATACGGTGTAGATTATATTAGTGCTTGGTCAATGAGCAATGGAAATACAATGATTACGTACAAAAACATTGATACTGGTTCAGCCTATATTAAGATTGTAGATGAAGATTTCGTTGATGTTTTAACTGATACAGTAATCAACGTTTGGGATACAAACAATATTATCTTGAAGCAAATGGATGATGGGGATATTGTATTCATTTATAACGACTTTGAAAACAGCAATTATCCAGTTATTGATTCCTACAACGTAGATGGCAATAAAGTTCAAATATCCGGGTTTAATACAAATGAGAATTGGGTAACTTGTACAAATAACAACGAATTTGAAGCATTAACTGAGGCGATGTCAATCGAAATCAATAGAATGGATTCAATTCAGGCAGAAGCTATTAAAGATTGGTCGCAAGAAACTTATACTCTTGCAACAGAGTTGGATTTAGCTGTTATCTTTAAGACTTCACAAGAAACACAAACACCGGTATATTCTGGAACGGTAATTAGTTATGACGGTAACGTAACTCATCAATATGCACACATTGGTGAAGAATTCAACGTTGAACAATTCGAAGATAGAATTATTAGGTTTACTGCACTGATTGATGGAAACTTTACAATAAGGGTATCATAATGAGAAGATCAAAAGAAGAATTAGAAAAAATAGTTGCTATCCCTGTGCTAGAAAAACTAGCGCAGGAGCACATTACAAAAACTGTTAAAAGTTTAGGATACAAAACCGAAGATTCTATCGCTAAATATTTAGTTACTGGAAATCATTATTACGATGAGTGTAAAGCACTTTCTATATGGATCGGTGACGTATGGAAGACTACATATGACATCATCAATGAAATAAAATATGCCAATAGGAGTATTCCAAAAGACTTCGTAGCACTTTTACCTGCTTATAAATAGTATAAAACAAGGTAAAAGAGCTGATGACTCCTGATGTAATTACAACAACCGCAGATAATGTTCAACCGATATATTATCGTGAAAGCGGCGACATTGCCGCGTTCGTTGGGATGTTCGAAAAAGGTCCGATTAATAAACCAGTTTTCATTAAGACTGCCAATCAGTTTAAACTTACATTTGGTAGGGCTACAAACTCTAATTACAACGACTGGTATCAGGTATATAATTATCTACAATATGCTAATGGTATATGGGTTAATAGATCCTCTGGTGACTATACATTTAATGCATCATCGATAGGCCCTATCGACGTCATTAATGACGATGACGAATTTAGGGAAAAGGAATCGACAATCGTTGTTCCCTCAAACGAGTATTTTACATTTGTCGCACAAACAGCTGGTGAATGGGGAAACCTATTATCAGTAGCAGTTATTACAAAGGTTGATTGGGACTTAAACGTTCCATTAAAAGGTAATACGAAAGCAAGAGACGTTTTTCCAAGTTTTAAAGAAGATTATTATGGTTTCGTTATTTTCAGAAAAGATCAGGTTGTAGAAAGTTTCTTTAAAACATCAACAAATATCGATCAAATAAACGACGAATCTAATTACATTTACGTTAAGTCACGTTTAAGTGCATATAGTAATGCGTTTTACGACGAAAATTATATGCATTTTAATGGGAATTTTGATTATTTTAACGGGAATGAATATCTCTATAATGGCAACTATGATATCAGCGCTGATGGCGACATATTTTTAATTGATGGTAATTATGCATTAGTCGACGGAAATTCCGGTGTTCAATTGGTACGTTCGTACTACGGTGATAATATCATTAAATTGAATGGTGGAGCTAATAGCGTACCTTCATCTATATTATTTAAAGAATCACACGAAATATTAAAACATGTCGATAATTATGATATTGATATTATCATCGGTAATGACATAGATAATGCTCTAGCAGTAGATATTGCAGAAACACGAAAAGATTGCATTGCATTTATTGGCATCCCTGCGATTTATTTAACGTTCTTAGAGATATTCCAATTTGGCATTAAAAAGATTTTCCATCTTGAAGATCATAGAGAATTATTAATTAAACAACAATTTTTCGGTTTTAATAAATCTGAAGATGTTTATGTTGAGATTGACAAATATCTTGATAGTATTCCGTTTAGTCAATATGTACACTTTACAATGAATGCTAAACAACAGCTTGATCCATTCACTAATAAGTATAGAGCAATTAATATAGCTGGCGATATTGCTGGACTAAAGGCGAAATCGAGTTATGATTCGCCATGGACAGTCGCAGCTGGTCTAGAACGTGGCATCATTAAAAATATGTATAAAATGCTTATTCAAGTTGACGATAGACGTAAGAAAATTTATTACAGGAATGGTCTTAACTTTGTTGAAGACGGTGCACTTATGACTCAGAAGACATATACGACTATTCCAACATCGTTTAATAGGGTAAATGTTCGAGCATTATTTAACCATGTCGAAAAAATAGTAGCTAGAAATTTAAGATTACACCTATTTAAAGAGAACACTGTGGATTTACGCGGCATGATTACATCAGAAGTTAAACGTTTCTTAGAAAATGTAAAAGCTAGTCGCGGCATTGATTGGGGTAGAGTTGAAGTTCACCCTGATAAAAATGATCCAAACGCAATTGTTGTCGATGTTTATATTAAACCAATTTACGTAGCTGAATACATTCAGTTAAGAATGAAGAATGTTGGCACTGATACAGTTTCAAATATATTAAGTAGTACATTGTAGTACTAAAAAGTTTTTAGGAGAATAAAATGGCATATGCAACGATACACGATTTAGAAGAGTTGTTAGCACAAGATGCCGAGTCTTATCATGATTATATGTTATTGACTCGAGATGATACTTCTTATAGGGTATCTGTTGAAACATTAAAGGACATGATGACTGGTCTTTGGGGAAATGAACGTTTCGAAATGTTCAATAAAGTACTCACGAGTCCAAGTAACTTAATTCACGCTAACACACTTCAATATAATGTTATTGCCGACGAAGATTTAGTACGTGGCGATATAGTAATGATTCAAGATAATAACTTGAATCCAAACGAAGCGTCTGTTAAAAAACATGACGGCCAGGGTACGGCTCTGGGTATAGTTAAAGAAGATGTATTAGCGACAGAACAAGCTACTATCATTATTAGTGGTATTTATGACAACTTTGACGATGCTCATCCTGTTAATACGTCTATGTTCCAAAAAGGCGATATTTTATTCATGGGACCTACTGGTGAATTTACAAATGTTAAACCAACAGCAGGTTTAGAGCAGCAAGTTGGTGTTATTGCGGCAGTGAACGAAACGCATGGTGCAATTGTACTTAACTTTGACGGTCAAATTGAAAAGTCGCGCCAAATTGAATATGATAGAACAGTCTCAAATGTTTCGTCATCAAACGTTCAAGATGCTTTGGACGAAATTTGGTCAATTCTTTATACTGAAATGTATACCTCGCCAAGATTATTAATCAACAACGATTACGCGACATTGCCAAGAATTCCAGTTGGAACAATAGTAAATGACATGGCAATGGTTTTCGACGATTCTTCAACCAATGTTTGTGAAGATTACACGTGTTCAGTGAATGGTAATTTCTTAGTTTTTGATGGTGCAGATTATCTTGATGGGAAATACGCTAAAGTATCTTACTTAACAATTAAGATATAAATAGTTAAAAAATCGGAGTTTAATAGTGGCTAAAATATTAAGAAAACAAAGTTCCATAGAGAATTTAATACAAGATCTCGCTGACCTAGTATCAGTCGATAACGGTCTTCAATCGCAAATTGGTTCACTTAACGATTTAGAAACTACGTTGCATGATAATCTTGTTGTCGCTATTAACGAGATCGAAGCTAATTCGAATAACATTGACGATAGATTACATTATATTGAAGTTTCTTCTGGTCTTTTAAATGCCGAGTTTAGTAATGGTGCAACGACAGTCGTTGAAGCTATCGATTTAAATTACCAACACATTGATGAACACCATTACGAAATAAATGGTTTAATTGGGTTCACCGGCCAAGGAATCGTATTAGATACTAACGCCACTGCATTGGCTCCGGCAATTAACGAACTTCATACACAGGCCGATGATAGTACAGCGAGAATTATTGCATTAGAAATTTTAACTGATATAGGCAATAATACTTTAGATACATCCGATCAAACTTTGATTGGAAGTATAAACGAATTACATACTCAGATTGATAGTAATACCTCGAGAGTTTATACAGTAGAAGTTTTCACTGGCCTGGGTACAACACTAGACACTGCCGCGGTTGATTTAGCTCACGCTATAAACGAATTACATACGCAAATTGATAGTAATACAGACAGAGCATCTGTTCTTGAGACATTATCTGGTTTAGGAATTCCATTAGATACTACTGCCACTGACATCATTTCAGCTATTAATGAAATCCACGCACAAACCGATGACCAAGAAAATCGTATTATTGCTTTAGAAACATTAACAAATATTGGCAATAACACATTAGATACTAACAATCCTACTCTAATCGGTGCTATTAACGAAATTCATGCACAAGTTGATTCATTGCAAGATGTGCAAGATAATGACTTATTAAGAAAAGACGACAACTTAGCTAGTTTGGTTTCGGCTGCAACAGCACGCATTAACCTAGATGTTTACAATAGATCTGAAGTCGAAAGTTTAATTAGAGTCGCAGAGATTAATCTTGGAAGTAGTTTCACTGTAGATGATCATACCGCTAAAGACGCACTAGCGGATTTAACAGTTGGCGACAATGTATTCGTTGTTGATGATGGCGACGCCAAATGGGCTATCTATAAAGTAACAGCTGTCACAGACGGCAATGGAAGTACATCATCTTTCGAAAAAATTATGGATCAGGATATATACCTGAACGCTATTTCGAAAGAAACAATTAAAACAACGTACGAAAGTAATGACAACACAAATGCATATACTGATGATGAACAGTTTAAGGTTTCACAATTATCAGTAACTTCACCGATTGATCTTGATAAAGTTGTACAAAATGATGAGCTTAATACTAGTTTAACACTCGACAATGCTTCTTTTACAGACATTCCAAGTTCCTTCGCGGTAAAAGCTTATATAAATAATACAAATGTAGATAATTTAAAGAGTTCGAACAACTTAAGTGACTTATCTAGTACGTTATTAGCAAGAACTAATTTGGACGTTTACAGTAAAGATGAAACATTCCAGTTAATTCTTGACAATGCAGGAACATCAGGTTCTGGTGGTGACGTAACCGGAGAAGAGTTCCAATTAGCATTAGATGATATTGCCAAAATGAAGAAGAATTACTTTTTTGGCCTCAATCTACTAGGTAAGATTTAAAAAATTTAAAGGAGAAAACCCACAATGGCATTAAAAGAAGCAGTACAGGCGGTCTATAATAAGGTTCAAACGGATCTTACTACAGCAACTCCTGAAGAATTGGCTTATTTAAGTACGTCATTAGAGAAAATCGGTGGCCGCGCAACTGTTTACGATGTAATGGAAGCAGGCGATGACAAAATTGCTGAAATTGAGCAAGCAGGTAACACTGCAATTGCCAATATCAATACAGACTTGTCGACAATAGAAAGCGATTTTAATAGTGACATTCAATCGATCGTTGATACAGCAACAGTTAATATCAATACGGCTGCATCTGCGGCACAATCAAATATTAATGGATATGTTTCAGCAGCAGAAAGTTCGGTTCAGGACGCAACAGATAATTTAACAGCGAGTGCAGAAGCAGCAACTGCCAGTGTCGATAGTGCTTCAGCAGCATTAACAGATGCGGCAGCGGTTGCAAATCAACAAGCAATGAACGGTTCGCAGTTTAATCTAATGCTCTACGCATCGCTCTTTAAATAGAATATAAATACAATTAAAATAATTAACAGGAGAATAAAATGAGCATTTTAGGAAAGGTTCTCGCTTCTACTGCTGACACATTGGTATATACTTGTCCAGCAAACCGCAGAGCGGTTGCTACATTGAACATTGCTAATATCAATACTGTCGCTCAAGAAATCAGAACTACTATTAGTATTAGAGAAGCAACAGATCTTCAGGTTGCCTCATTGACCATTATTGACGGTGGCAATAACTATAATACTGTGCCAAATCTGGCTATCGAAAACGCTACAGGCGATGTACCAGTTCAGGCTTCAGCGTCAGTCGTATCTATGGAAGTAAAATCCTTTGATTTAGTGAATGGATCAATCGGTTACAACGTTGGCGATGTACTTTCAGCAGATGATGCAATTAACAAGCAAAACGGTGACACTAACCTTGAAATCACAGTAGATACTGTAGACGTTGATGGCGTAATTACTGGATTTACAATTAATGATGGCGGCCGCTATCAGGATGTTATTGGCAGTGGAGATAATGTTACTTTCACCGGCGGTGACGGTACAGGCGCTGCAATCGATCAAAGCACACTTCTATATGGAATTAAAGAAGTTCAAGTCGATGAACCCGGTGATGATTACCTAGTAACACCAACCGTTTCAGTTTCAATCGGAAACGCCTCAATCGTTGCTGCGATGACATCTGACGATGTTTCAAAATATGATGCAATCGATTATAACGTTCCAATTCCATTGGAAGGTACATTAGAAAGAAGTCCAATTGTTTTAGGTGCAGGTGACGCATTATACGTTAAGTCAGATACTCTTGACTCGCTAAACGTGATTGTTTTCGGCGTTGAAGAAATCGCATAATTAAGGGGAGTAAATCATGGGTAGAGAAATATATGTCGGTTCAAAACCGTACTTAGAAGACTTAATTGAAAACGAATTTGACTTTCGTGATGATCGTTTTTTCGAACACGAAGATTTTGCCGACGACAAATTTGTTCTTTTAGATGACCTCGTCGATAAAGAGCGCTATTGGGCAAACATCAACTCCGCTGTTCGTCTGTTCGGCGGTATCATTCAGGATAATGGTGATGGTACCGTACGTGTAGCAAATGGTGGCGGGATGTGGAAGAGGGAAGCTTCTTCTGTAGAAGGTGTACCAATTGGTGAATGTGAGCCTATGACACTTAACGGTGCTCAAGGCGGAAAATTATTCTATTCTGAATTCGAAGGTACACCAAACTTAGAACTAACTAACAACGCATACAACTACATCTTCGTAGTTTGGGATCATACATTTGATAATGGTGATGGTACATACGGTAAACCGATTGTGTATGCTAACACCAACTTTTATCTAGCTGACTGGGAAAACGATCCAGCGTATTACGACTTCAGAGATTCTCACCCAGAGTTAAATCTCCCAGCAAGACGTTCTGGTAACTTGCACGCATTCACCCTTGGTCGTGTTTATAAAATGGACAACGAAATAACAATTCGTGTATGTGGTACTAACGGTTGGAACTTTAACAAACGTCTACAGTTATTTGGTGAAGAATTCTTCCCAGTAATTCGTGCACGAGGTCTTGGTATTGAACCTATCGCCGGAACTCTTAAATTTAACGTAACTGAAGGTGTTATGTGGGCGGAAATGATTAACCGTTTCACAGTACGCGAATTTAACATGGAAGTCGGCGATACATTCTTTGCATGGTACAGACACAGTGCAACCGAAACACCATTGAGTATAGATGAAATCAACACAACATATCCTCTTGGTCTAGATGGTGAAGAGTTTGCGATGCTACAATCAACTGTAGATAATAAGTACTACAGATTCATTAAAGGTTGGAACGTTATTGGCCCAACAATTGACGTTGGCAATGGATTATTAGATTTTGGTCCTAAAATTCTTAATAGTATTATTGGTGATGTTTATACGACTCATTTTTCAGTACAAGACTTAGCAGATAACGGTGTCTCAATTACATGGAATTCTGGAACTGGATCTGTGGATCTAGCGTCTACTGATGGAAATCCAAAATACATCAGGCTTGAAGGTTCTGATAGTAATGAAGATGTACAGTTAACGTATGTTGAAGCATCGTACGGAAATACCGTTACAACTACCTTTGATACTGCTGTTTGGGATTTACCCGCCGACGGTACACCCGTTACGATAGGTTCAGTTGGTGATGTTCAATCACTTGTTCAAATTGATCTTATCGGCGGCACAGGCGCATGGGACATTAAACATGAATCATACCCTATTGCTGAATCGTTCTTTGATACAGTCCCAGGAAACGAATATGTAATGACGTTTAGCAGTGTTAATTCTGTTGCTGATTTTGCATTAAAAGTTGGCGATGAATATCAGGGTAATAGCATTCATGACGCAGTATATACTGGAACTGATCTCGGTGTTTTCAACAACGAAATTTCTATCACTTTCACTGCTACTTCAGACGTTACATTTATTTGGATGGAATCTAAAGAAAATTCTACAATCAGTGAAATTAATGTTACGATTGATATGGGCGATGGTCCTATAAATGTATACCATGAAACATTTGAAGCAAATCACATTAGCCAATGGGTTGAAGTTGACGATTACATTAATTCGAAAAAGCATATCACTAATAGTTTCCCTACATTAAGTGATTTAGCAACTGCTCATCCAACAGGTTTTAGAAACCTTTCTGATGGAATTGACTATGTTGTTCTACAGCTTCAGGCAACCGACGCGTTTTATCGCTATGATGCAGCTTTCCCGGCTGGTGACAGATGGAGATTCTTTGGTGATAAGACAACCGCTCACAACTATGTAACAGTAGCATTTATTGGTAACGTTGCTGGTATGAATGCTGAATGGCCGAACGGTTACACCGGCGTAATCAACGTCATCGCGGATGTTGACGAAAATACCGAACACTATGAATATTCTGGTGTAATTGGTGATGAAGGTTGGAAGCAGGTTGAAGGTTATGTTGAAAGAAACGGCTGGTTACGTTTCTATAAACAAGACGGTGTTGATCCATTAAGATACAACAATACAACGACTAATACACTTAAATATATTCCAATTGGATATTACGGTGTAGCTTGGATCTATATGGTTCATGATAACACATGTCATGTTGTTTATGGACAAGATTATTACACCAACGAACAAGCTAAACTTGCTGCTTTACCAACACCATTGCCCGGTTTGCTAGCAGCTTACTCGACACTTGTCGGTAAAATGACATTTACACGTGGTGGTACTTCGTTCGAAAATGCTGAATCTCCATTCCTTGAGAAATTCGTATCTTCTGGTGTAGCACTCCACAACGACCTTGCTGGTCTTGACGGTGGTTCTTCTTCTCAGAATAAATACTACCATATGGATGAAATCCAATACAACCAAGTTTCAGATTGGGTAGCAAACGGTGTTCGCGATCTTACATTTAGAAACGAAATCGAAGGTAATCAAACTGCAGTGAATAATGCAATGACATTTAGTAAAGATTTACTAACCATTCAAGGTTCTACTGTTTACACAATACCATCCGATGCAATTCATTACGTTCTTGGTAATAACGGATTAAGAACTTGGTCAGATACAGAATAATAAAGGATAAAATAAATGTCTAAAATAGTAGTAGATCAAATAGAAAAATCTGGAGGGCCAACGTTATCGTTGCCTCCAGTAGGTAACGTACCAGTTGAGGGCGACTTCTTAGCAGTCGCTCCCGACGGCCAATTAACCTTTGCTCAACCCGACTTTAGTCCAATTGACGATGCTGTTGCAGGTGTTCAAGGACAGATTGATACTGCATTAGCACAAGTAGATGCAGCAGTGCTGGCTTTAGGAGATATTAATACAGACGATTTTAGTAATAGATTTGGTCATGATAAAATTACGCTAAATGGCACCTTCGGCAGTGAATTGCGTTTTTATCTTCCGCCCAGCACAGATTTAATGCAATCGAACGGATCTATTGGTACTGCTGAAGCGGGGTGCGCAACAGGTACCTATTGTGGTAGCAGTGGCGGCAGCACCAGCTGGACAGTTCCTGCCGGTGTAACTGAAGCCCAATTCCAAATTTGGGGAGCTGGCGGTAATGGTGGTGGTGGAAGGAACGGTTGCTGTAGCTTTGGTTCAATGGGCGCAAACGGCGAATATAATTACGTTTGGATGAACGTTACTGAGGGTGATGTATTTACTCTATGTGGTGGCGGAGCGTGCCAAGGTGGCGGATGTAACGGTGCATATTCTTGTCACGGTTGTAATTCATACGTTTGTGGTTCCAATAATACATGTATAATGGCATGTGGCGGATACGGTTATTGCGAAGTTCAATACGGTTATAACTATCCAAAAGCTAATAGGTTTGGTCAATTTTTTGCTACATCGTCTGGTAGTGTGGGCAATTATTGTACAATGTCAATGGGTATATGTAATGACGTTCATGGTGAAGAATCAATACGTAATAACGGTCTCAGCGGATTTGGTTGTAGCACTTCCAGTTATGATTTTATTAAATGTGCAAAAATTCCATCAGCGGTTGGAACAATTCGCAGCTGTGGTTGTATGAACTGCGCTATTCACCATGACCAAGCTCCACTTCCAAACTCTACACATTCTTTCTGCAGAAATACTATAGGTTGGGCCTATTGTGGTGGCGGATGTCTATGTACCAATTCTGGATGCTTCGGTCTGGGTGGCTGGGGTACCGTGAATACGGGTTGTTGTTGTGTAGATTATGGTTCACATGGTCGCGTTGGTAAAGTTTGTGTTAACTACAAATAAAGGAAATTATGATGGAAATTACTTATACTTATAAAGGTGTTGAAAAAACAATTGATTATGATCTTCCTGAAAAGTTGTATCTAAGACACGATTGGAACAATTATTCAATCAACAAAGCGTCATTTGATAAGTTCGCTTATCAAGATGACCCAGCTAATCAGCATCATTACAGCACAATCACCACAGCAGATGATATTCTCAAGGCAGGTTGGGTTTGGGAAAAATACATTAACGAAATGGATGCTGAAGATGAAACAATTGAAGAAATTGCAGCGGTATATAATGCAGAATATGAGATGGGCGAAGACGGTAATATTACATTTACCTTAAAAGCTGGTCCACTGTCTGAAGCACCTGCTGATAATTCTTTAGATAATGTTGAATCAGAAATTTCTGCAGCTAATATAGATTCTACAACTAAACAAGCACTATTGGACGTAATTGCAGCCATTAAGGCACAGCAAAGCTAATATAAATAATAATAGAAATTAGGAGAAATTATGTCTAAGATAGTAGTAGATCAAATTCAAAAATCTGGCGGTCCGACTTTAAACCTACCGCCAGTAGGTAATACACCAGCAGAAGGTGATTATCTTGCGGTTGACGCAAACGGGCAATTGACTTTTGAAAACCCAAACGTTGAAGCAAGAGTCGCCGCGGCACTCGTTCAGCCTTTATCTGATATTCAAGATATCGCGGATGGTGTTGATGCTGCGATTGCATCTGTTTCTGCCACTCCGCCATCAGCTATTCAAGCAAACTCGTACGGCATACAAGTTCCGGCCTTGTCTGCTACTCTTTTAGATCCAGTTGGAGATATAATGGTCGGCGATGGTGGCTCTAATGGGTATTGCCACACGGGTTGTTCGTGCATTTGGACTGTACCTGCAGGTGTGACTCAAGCTCAATTCCAAATTTGGGGAGCCGGTGGTAATGGTACAGGATGTAACGTTTCTGCTTGTTGTAGAACAGGTATGATGGGTTCTAATGGTGAATATAATTACGTTTGGATGAAAGTTACCGAAGGTGATACTTATACACTATGCGCAGGATGTGCATACGCTGATGCTGCACCATGTTATAGTTATCAGGCTTGTCACGGTTGTAATTCTTATGTATGTGGTTCAAACAATACATGTATCATGGCATGTGGTGGAACAACTGGACACACAATTGGATGTGGTTTCGGTTTGAGAACATACTTCCCTGGTTCTTATCAATCACAAGACTGTTCGTGGCTAGAAGGTGGTATGTACTGCACAGCATACTTATGTACTAGTACGTTGGCCAACGCAGTACCTAGATTTAACGGTATTTGTGGTTTTGGGTGTACTACAAGTTCTAATGAAATAGTCTCAGAAGCTAAAGTCCCATCATACGTTGGTTCTATGCGAAAATGTACAACTTGTAACACTGGGTATGTTTGTCAAAAAACCGGACCGGTAGTAACTATAGATCACAAACTCTATGAATACGGTGCTTGGCTAGCATATCTGGGTGGTTGTTGCTGCTGGACTTCTGCGAACTATAATTATCCTGGGATGGGTGGTTCTGGTTTTAATATGCAATGTAACTATAGTAGTGCACCATGTTATGCTGATCGCGGTCGCGGTGGTATGATCTGTGTGAAATACAAGTAAGGAATTAAAGAGATGTTAACAGAAATTAATTATCAATACGCGGATCAAAAGAGTTTTTCTTTTGATCTTCCTCCTACTCTTCATTTAAGATTAGACTGGAACACAAAACAAATATTGTTTAGTGCATTAAGAAGCTACGATTTCGAAAACGACCCAAAGGACATGTATCATTATAGTTCAATTGCGTGCGGAAATTTTAAAATCTTATCATTTTACTTATATATGAAACATATTGAATTTATTGAAGAATTTTCTACACAGTTTGACGAAATCGCTGAAGCCTATTCGTTCAGTACGAGAATTGATGAAGATGGAAACGCAATTTTTGAAACTAACTACGATGGCATTCCTGAACCAGCTGTTGACGAAGATCCTGTGGATCCAACAGTATAAATATTAAAAAATATAGGAATTTAAAATATGTCTAAAATAGTAGTAGATCAAATTCAAAAATCTGGTGGACCAGTGTTATCACTACCACCAAGCACTGCTCCGGCACCTGTTGAGGGTGACTTCCTAGCAGTTGATGCTGATGGTAATTTAACCTTTGCTCAACCTGACTTTAGTCCAATCGCTGCTGCAGTACTAACAGTAAATGAAATTGCCGCAACACTAAAGCCCGGTACTCAATATACGAACCATGAAAACACAGCATATTCGTCTTCAGTAATCCCGTCAACATTACCAATCAATTTAGTATCAACCGATGCATTTTTGGATGGTGCTACAACAACTATTAGAGTAAATGACGGAACAACATACTATTGTGGTGGTGATGCTGGTGCTTCTTGTAATTGGACAGTGCCAGCTGGTGTAACACAAGCTCAATTCCAAGTTTGGGGGTCTGGTGCGCCAGGGGCGAGTCAGCTCCAATGTTGTACATTCGGTTCTAACGGTGGTGATGGTGCTTATTCGTTTGTTCAAATGGCTGTTTCTGAAGGCGAAATATATTGCATGTGTTCTGGTGGTGCATGTGCTACTGGCATCTATAATGGAAATTACGCATGTTCTGGGTGTAACTCATTTGTTTGTTCCGGCGACTCAGCAACAACGATACTATCATGTGGCGCACCGGCATATGATTCTTGTTACATTGGATTTAATAACACGATCGGTACTCAATACTGTGTTAGTTTAAACACTTACGTCAGTGAATCTACTCAGATCGGCTTCTCAGAAGCATGGGCACGAACAGACGGCGGTCAAATAACAACAAGTAATGATATCTATTTGCAATCGCAAGTTAGAGCAAGAAAAGGACCTTGGTCTGGTAACAGTTGCAACTGTTGTTATATACATGCTGTTTCTACTGCACACATTGATTGCAATCATATTGTATCTAGATGCTACGGCGGAATGGTATGTGATCTTAGCGGTGTGAATGGTTGTTGCGCTTATACGTCAGACAGAGGACCTGGCCGAGGTGGCTGGGGTGCTTGGCATAATGCCAACTGTTATCCTTGTCACGGCGCATTTGGTAATTCTGGCGAAGTATTGCTAACTTTTAAATAAGGATTGATTATGCACGCACAAATAACATTTAACACAATATTAGGAGAGACTAGCAAAACTGTTAGTCTTCCTAGCTATCTTTTTGTTAAAATCGAAAAGCGCACTGGTGAGTGGATCAAGATTTCTGATGATGACTCTGAATTTCAGAATGACGACAGAAACGTTTATACGTTTAAAACTATCCACGTTAATGATACTAACAAGGAAGTTATGGCATGGTTCTGGGATAGAGATACTAATGTAATGCCAGATGGCGAAGATGATAATGTATATTTAGCAGAAGGTCTAAGTGCTGAATACGATCCTTCTCTTGGCAATGTACCATATAAATTGGTTCAAAGAGTATTCCCTTCAACTGACCCTAAACAAGACGCACTCGATGCTATCAATGCATTAAATATTAGTGAAGATGCTAAAGCTGCTATGATTGCAGTGGTTGAAAATTCATAATAACAAAAAAACATATATATATATATATATATTATACGTTTGGGGCACGTAAGTGCTCCTTTTTTTGCGCAAAAATTAAATAACACTATTTTATAATTATAAATAATTTCATATAAACAAACCTGAAGGATGAACATGAAAAAAGCTTTTGTACTCAATGGCGGCGCCGGCCGCATTCTTTGTGCTCTACCAGCATTAGAGCATCATATCAAAAATATAGACCCAACAGCACCAATCATTGCAGAAGGTTGGCAAGAATTGTATCTTGCAAGTCCTGAAATTGCATCAAACGTGTATTCGCCAGAACACAAAAATATTTTTGAAATCATTAAAGATCGCGAGATTATTTCTCCAGAACCTTATCGTTTAAATGCGTATTTTAATCAGAAATGTAATCTAATTCAGGCATTTGATATGCTTATCAATTATGATACACCACCAGAAGAAATTCCGGAATCTAAAGAATATGCATTTACAGTTGGAAAAGCAGATCAAATTAAAGGTTTTAATTTAATCAACGACATTCGCAAACAAACTGGTCGTGATAGAGTGATAGTATTCCAACCGTTTGGGCGCGGTACTAGAATGGAAGGTGAATTAGTTCTAGACGAATCTGGAAGATCTTTTGAACTAGCAGATATTATCACAATCGTTAAAGCTCTATCTAGAGAATACGCAGTTATTTTAATGTCTGAATTTATGCCACCCGTAAAGGAACCAATTCCAGCTATCGTTCCCCAGAATCTTTCGTTGCTGCAATGGATGGGTGTTATTCAAAACGCTGATTACTTCTTAGGATGTGACTCAGTTGGTCAACACATGGCGAATGCACTTGGTAAACCAGCTACAGTTGTTATAGGTAGTACATTCCCTGAGAATATTTCATACCCAAGCAATAAAGATTTTATTATTATTGACAACGGCAAAGGTAAACGAAAATATTCGCCAATTCGTGTAGGTTGGGATATGGCAATTGAAAGAAATAACGAAACACTTATGTATCTTGAACAACAAACAATCGCGGATATCGTGAATGGTATATATAAGAAACTAGGTAAAAATACAGGTTATTTTGCTAAAAGGGCTAAAGAAGAGCAAGAAAAAGCTGCACAAGCTGGTACATGTAGTTTAGATGGTTGCGGATGCGGTCCAGAACCAACGCAGACAACCACAGTATCTGCACCACCAGTGAGCGAAAGTAAATTGACAAACGCAATTAAAGCAACTGTTGCGAAAAAAGATAAAAAGGCACAACAAACGGTAGGTGCTAAAGTTCCGGATAAAAAAGTTAAATAAGACTTTGTTATAATATTCTTTTAGAGGTGAAGGAAAAACATGCAAAATAAAACAGGATATATATTAGGTATTTCTAGAGGACATAACTCAGGTGTATGTCTTCTAAAGGATGGCGAAATTGTTTTCGCTATCGAAGAAGAACGTCTAAGTCGTCAAAAATATGATGGTTCGCCATTAGCTGCAATGAAAAAGGTATTAGATTATACTAATAAAGTTGATGCTATGGTCGTTGTTCATACACAATCTATTGATGGTATGGCTGCTAAAATAGAATACACTGGCGACGACATGTACACGGGTTACGCTCGTAAACTCGGTCTTATTGATAGAAAGACAGATCTGAGAAATCACTATCAAGTACACGATTTTAGCAAACGCCATCATACTGCGCATGCTGCACTAGCATTTTATCATTCAGGTTTTGAAGATGCAGTAGCTGTCGTGGCAGATGGTGCTGGCTCTTGCTTCTTTTTAAATAGTGGCGAAGATGTTTGGGAAGTTGAATCGATCTATGATTGTTCATACAAGGACGGTATTACTGCCGTGTTTAAGCATATGGGTTCAAGGCATCCAATTCCAACTGGTCTTCAACCAGATGCACCCGGTGGTTTGATTGATCAAGAAAAACCTTTTATGAACCTAGTTTCAGATCATGCAGGTATTACTAAATCATACGAAGCGGTTACTGAATATTGCGGATTTAGTGCCATTGAAGCTGGTAAAACAATGGGTCTATTTCCATACGGAAAGCCAAGTAATAAGCTTCCATCACTTATGGATACTGATTCGAAGTTTATGTTGACTAATCGTAATACTATCGTTCCCACTTATCCAAATAGTGCAATCTTTAACGCCGGAATTTATGATTATTTCGATACTCTTCCACAACCGGGTCAAGACTTGACATTAATGGAAAATCGTCGTGATGCCGCTTATTGGATTCAACAAGAAACTCAACAAGCAATGCTAAACTACATTTTAACTGCATGTGAAATGACCGGTAAAAAGAAAGTTGTTCTTTCTGGCGGATATGGTCTAAACTGTGTAGCTAACTACTGGTATTTGACTGAATTGAATAAACGTGGTATTGAATTGTATGTTGAACCTATTTCTAATGATGGTGGTACTGCTATAGGTGCGGCACTTCTTTATTACTACGAAACAAGTAAAGACACAACTCCTCGCCAGCGTCAAGGTTCATTGTACCTAGGACCAAAATATGATTACACAAACGACGATTTCGTTAAAGCAAACGAAAAATATAAAAATGCTGAAATCACTGATAACGTAGAATATGCCGATATTATTAAACTTCTAAGATCTAAAAATATCGTTACAATGTATCAAGGTCGTTGTGAAAATGGTCCGCGCGCATTAGGCAACCGTTCAATTCTATTTGATCCAACGTTCAAAGATGGTAAAGATTATGTCAATATGGTTAAACGCCGTGAGTATTTCCGTCCATTTGCAGCTTCAGTTCTTGAAGAAGATGCTAAAGAATGGTTTGATTTGCGAGGAATGGACAAAACACCGCATATGATGTACGCAGTAAATTGCCAAGAAGGTGTTGCTGAAAAGGTTCCTTCAGTAATCCATGAAGATGGAACTTGTCGTATTCAAACAGTTTCTAAAGAAGAAAATAAAGTTTATTATGAACTTATTTCAGAATTTAAGAAAGAAACTGGTGTTCCACTTCTTTTCAATACGTCATTCAACCTTGGTGGTGAACCCCTAGTTGAAACATTGGAAGATGCGTTCTGGACTCTTGACCAATCAGACCTTGAATATTGCTACTTCCCAGAATATAAGAAATTGGTAAAAATACCTAACACACAAAAATAATAAAATCACCTCCCCTACTTAACCCCGGTTTTTACCGGGGTTTTTTTGTTACAAATATGATAATTGTGACAAAAATGTCAAATAATACTTAATTTTTGCACACTTTTATAAATACATTTGGATATTGAGTAATAATTCAAGTGGGATGAACTTGGCCATTTGGTTAGGAGGGCAAAAATGAAGTTTAGAACTATACCAATAGTGATGTTATTGGGGTTTTCTATACAAGGCAATGCCGAAGTAATAGAAACTAATAATACTAACACTAATACGACAACAGTGAATAGTACTACGAATAACACGAACACATCTACTAATACTAATATGAGTACTAGTACAAGCACGGCAACAAACACTAATACGAACGTTAATACGACGACATTAGACAGTACGACGAATAATACAAATATTAATACTAACACAAATACATCAACAAGTACAAATGTTAATACTAATAATAACATATTAAGCGGCGGCACAAATAACACTAATGTGAATACAAGTACTATTACAAGCGATAATACGAACGTAAACACTAACACGAATGTTAATACTTCGACTAGTAATAATACGAATGTAAACACTAATAATAACACGAGTACTATCACAAGTGATAATACAAACAATAACGTTAATACTAATAATACTACCGTTAACGAAAACAGTGTTATAAATCAGACAGTTAACAGTTCGAATACAAATAATTCTAACATTAACAGCAATAACAATAATGTTAACACGAATACTAACACTAATGTTAATAATTCTACATCAGATAATACTAACACCAACATCAACAGAAACGAAAGTACGGTAACACAAAGAATTGAGTCGCCTCCACCGTCAGCGATTGCTCCTAGCATCAACACTAGCAATAGTGACATTTGTGCAGTTGGTGTAAGTGGCGCAGTACAGAGCCAAATCTTAGGTATTGCAGGTGGTGCTACTTATAGAGATATGAATTGTGAAAGACTTAAACTGTCTAAAACATTATATGATATGGGTATGAAAGTTGCTGCCGTATCAACGTTATGTCAAGACGAAAGAGTTTTTAATGCTATGAAAATGGCTGGCACACCTTGCCCTTATGAGGGCGCTATTGGTGCAGAAGCATCTAAATTATGGGAAGAAAATCCTGAAGAATCACCTATAGCCAAAGCAGAAGAGGAAAAACGTAATGACACACTTAGTGGTTGGTTCATGGGTATGGGCAGCGCTGCTTTATTATTGCTTCTTCTTTAATCAAGCGCAGGCGATAGCACTAACGCAAGATACTGTTGCCGCGCCAGTCGTAGAAGAGACGGGTGACATTCTCGGTAACTCCTCAAGCGATTGGTCAGGCACTAAGACGCAATGTGTTTCTTCAGATTGTTGGGCTGGCACAACGGGCGGTGAGTCTCCATCCTTTAACGCGTCTGGTGTTATTCGTTGGGGTTATGGTGGTGGAACATTAGAACAGAACATTGCTATTGCGTCAATTCTTGCTTCTAACACCGGTATATCTGTTGAAGGATATCGGTACTCTTGGCGACTCAAAAACGCAGATGCGAACAGAGAATCCACAAATGGTGCGGGTGGGCAAGACCCACTTATTATTACTGTAGAGTTTTACGATAATAATAACCGAGTAGTAGAAACCAATACATATGATTACAGTTATCATATCGACGCATGGACTTGGTTTAGTGGAACTGAATGGTTTAAATCATCATATCTCGCAGATGAACTAAGTTCTGTTAGTGTATTCGCAGAAGGCGATGACGCCGGATTCTGGAAGGGTTGGTACGGTCCTGAGCTTTCTGAATATTCACTAAGTCTTTTGTATTCTGTTGATGCTTGTATTTCAGATCCTCTGTCAGATACGAACTGTCCGGGTTACGCGGATGCATATCTGAATATGATGTGTACGGCTGACGCTTTGTATGACAGGACATGCCCAGGTTACACTGAAGCGTATGCTCTTGCTAATATAACAGAAGAAGCAAGTAGCACTGACAATAATAGCGGTGTAGATACTACTGGCGGCACTGGAATTTCTAATACTGGTGTAATTGACGAAACAGCCATTGTTAATGACGCTATAAACGATGGAACACCTAATGAAACGTTTAGCGAAAATACTTTCGTTGAAAATGTAGAGGTCACAACTAGCGAAAATACTTTCGTTGACCCAACCGGTGTGCAAAATGTTGCTGAACTAACAAGTGAACCAGTGACTATCGAAGAAGTAGTTACATTTGAAGAAGTAGCTATAATTGATGAAATAGTAGCGGAAGATCCTCAACAAGACGCTTTAGAGGAGGCAAATTCATTAGAATTAGACAAAATGTCGCCTAGAGAAGTTATTGGGGCGCTGAGTAAACTGGGTATTTTAGGAAATTCTACTACAAACGGTACGGGTGATCCAACAGGTCTTGGAAGAGATACTGTAGATGGTGTTTCAAGCATTTCAGGCGAACAATTGTCATTAGACGGCACTTCTGATAATAGCACAGGTGCAATCGAAGAGTCAACTTCTATTTCATCAACTTCTAGTTCGCTGAGTTCTTTTAATTCATCTGAAATGACTACTTCCTTTACATCAGCATCCGATTTGCCAAATAACGGTATTCCCGATAATATATCTACTAATGATTTAGGCCAGCAAGCGGACGGTTCATATAATATGCTTGCTGAAATTGATGGATCAGTATTCATGGTAACAATTGAAGAATCTTCGCAAAATCCAAGTGAAACTGGTGGCGATCCTCAAAAGGATTTACATTCAGTTTTTGGAGGTGTTGAATCTATAGAAGATAATCTTAACGGGCTATATATAGACAGTGAAGAAAGTGTCCGACACGAAACATTCGCCAAGAGAATGCTTAAAAAACGCATAACTGAGATAAATAATAAGAATAATAGTGCTGAAGAAGACGAAAAAATCGTTCAAGCAATAACTGAAGAAAGTTATTCTGAAGCTGACGCATTATCAGTTAATGATGTAAGTCAAACTGAAGTCGTACAAGAAATGAATTCTAATGGCGAGTTTGAAACTTACACCAATAATAGCATTCCAGAAATAGATTTTTATGATTCAAAAGACATATATGTCGTAAATTTACCTGAGAATAAAAATGGTTTAAGGAATGGTTTAGCACAACAGTTATTGCATAAACAAATGATTGAAATGCAATATGATGTTGAAAATTAAGAAATTTTATTAAAAACGAAGGAAAATAAGGAGAGAAAGGATTATATTATAAAGGAGTACTCAATGAGTCGAGAAGTAAAGGTTAGACGCGAAAGAAGACCTAGAAAGCCAGAGACAACGGAATCTGTAGTTAGCCCTTCTGAGCCAGTTTTAAACCAAGAAAAAACAGTAGAAAAAAGAAAAAGACATGTTAGTTCTATGGAAAGTACTAATACTGCACCTATTGCACCTATTGCACCCACGGCACCTACAGCCCCAGCCAGCCAACCGCAACCCTCAACAACTGTTTCTAATAGTGCCGCATTTCATCCTGCCGATACAAATGGTGATGGGATCGTAACGGCTGAAGAGGAAGCAATGTACTTAGAATTCAAACGAAAAGAACTTGAAGACGCAGATGCAATGCGAGATGCACAACGTAATATGGCATGGTTCGCATTATTCGGTATGTTGTTATATCCATTTGCTGTAGTTTTAGCAGTACTTTTGGGATTGGACAGTGCGGCAAAAATATTAGGTGACATGGCAGCAACCTATTTCGTATCAGTAGCAGCGATTGTAGCGGCATTCTTTGGTGGACAAGCATTCACCAATAAAGGCACTGCTAAGAGGAAATAACGATGAGTGTAATTGAAAACAAATATAATGTCCATCTAATTAAAGTAGTAGATGGCGATACTGTAGACGTAGACATCGATCTAGGTTTTGGCATTTGGCTAAAAGATGAGCGTGTGCGCATCATGGGTATCGATACTCCTGAATCGCGTACATCTGACAAAGTCGAAAAACTATTCGGTATTGCTGCTAAGAATCGCCTCAAGCAATTAATCGAAAAAGATGCTCTCCTTATCACGACTGAAGATAAATCCGGTGAAGATATGAAGGGTAAGTTCGGTAGGATCCTTGGCGATTTCGAGGTTGATGGACGTCGTGTAACTGATATCATGATTGAAGAAGGTCACTGTGTACCATACTTTGGCGGTTCAAAAGAAGATGTTAAAGCACAGCACGAAGTTAATCGTCAAAGATTACTTAATGAAGGTGTAGTTGATCGTGCTGAATATGATAAGATGGTTATTGCTGAAGCTAAGGAGAAAAAATAATGGATAGTATAGCAGATTTTTTACTCGGATTAGTTTCTGACCCAATAACATTATCCGTCATTTCTATTATTATAATTGGCTTTATCATGAATCTTTTTGGTATTGATCAAAAAGAGGAAATCGTTGGTTTTAAATATAACGAAATGCCAATGATGAAACCAATCGTAATTCCAACAAATGGTCGTGGTTTTTTTAAATCTGTTTGGTGCTGGTTTATTGAAGTCCGCCATTGGGAAATTGCTAAAGATTGGCATTACACTGTAAACGGTACTAATTATGTCATTCCTAAAGGATTCATATTTGATGGCGCGTCTGTTCCTAAGTTTCTTGGTTCTTGGTTATCTCCAATTGGAATTCTTTTAATTGGCGGTCTTGTACATGACTATGTATACAAATATGAAGTACTTTTGCATAAAGGCAAACGAAAAACTTCTGAAAAGTTCACTCAAAAGGAAGCAGATCAACTATTTCGTGATATTAATATTGAGCAAAACGGAATTCACGTGTTAAATTGGGCTGCTTATTATGCTCTTCGCTTAGGCGGTTTTGTGGCTTGGAATGGTCATAGAAAAAGAAACTGCAATCACGAGGAGAGCTAAATGGCTGACTGGGGTAAACAAGAACTCGAAGAATTAGTAGAGTTAGAACGATTGGCTAAGCAAGAAGAACTTGAAGCTGCGTTTGAACGCCGTAAAGAAGAAAGACGAAAAGAAGATACTGGTCCACCAGAGGGAATAGAAGAACGTAGATCTGGAGAAGATAGACGCAAGCAAACTCAGACAGAAATCGAATTTGCTGGTATGACATTCAAAGGCGGAAAGATGTTCGCATTACTTACTGCTTTGTCAACTCTTGGTGGTGGGTCTTGGGCAGGTTTTGAATTCTATAAAGACTATATGGATATGCGAGAAGTTGTGCAAAACATCGATGTTGGTGCAATAGAAGCAAGAAATGCTGTTATAGAAACAAAGTTGGACGAAGCAATCGACTACACGAGAGACATAAAATCTGGTTTAAGAGACGACATTCTAGGAATCGAAAAACAAGTTGATCTTATGGAAGATAGATTCCGTCAACAGGAAGTAGATATCCGTGAAATAGTCCAAAATGCCGAAGAACGTTTTGAGAACAAGCGTGATGCGCTACAGAACGATTATGATAATAAGGCAAATAGACTACGTGAATCTAATGACCAACGAATGACTGATCTCGAAGATAAGGTAGAAAGAGATCTTAAAGATCTTGAGAAAACTCTTGGCGAAAAATTGCAAAAAGCTTTGGATAATCCTTTAGCAAATTAAGTAAGTTCTTGTTATAATTATTATATAAAATTTTATAACAGGACACAAACATGATAAAAGCTATTATGGCCATTGACTGCATGGGTGGTGTTGGTAAATCCGGCACACTCCCATGGCCGGCTAATAAAGAAGACTTACGTCACTTCAAAAATCAAACAGACGGACACATTGTTGTTATGGGTTCAAAGACATGGGATGATCCATGCTTTCCTGCACCGTTGAAAAACCGCAAAAATGTCGTCGTTACTTCTAAACCTTTAAGTTACTACCCAGATGCAGATGATTGCATAGGTGGCGATTATGCGCCTCTTGTTCAACGTCTTGACGAAAACGACGAAAGAGATGTATGGATAATTGGTGGTCCTACTATTATTAAAGAATGCAGTCATTTGATTCAAGAACTTCAACTAACTGTCATCGATGGAGATTATGATTGCGACACATTTTTAGATTTTCCATTTGAAGAATTTGAACAAACCTTAGGATGGAAAAGTACAACGGGCGAAACCAATAACGAGTACAGAGTTTACAGGAGAAAGATTTGAGACAGTATATTGACGCGCTTAAATATATTCGCAAAAATGGCGAACATGTTAACGATAGAACAGGGGTGGGCACCCAAACAGTTTTTGGCTATCAAATGCGCTTTAACCTACAAGAAGGCTTCCCGGCAGTTACCACAAAGAAACTTGCTTGGCGCGCTGTTGTAGGAGAATTATTATGGTTCCTTGAAGGTAGTACAGACGAGCGTAGACTTGCTGAAACTACATTTGAAAAGTCACGTGAAGAACTTGTAGACAAGAAAACGATTTGGACTGCTAACGCTAATGCACAAGGTGTAGCACTAGGTTATCGTAATGATGATTTATATAAAGAACTAGGACCTGTATACGGAAGTCAATGGCGTGATTTCAATGGCGAAGGTTTTGATCAGATTCGCTATATTATTCGTCAGCTAACTACAGAACCAGATAGTCGTCGTATTATTCTAAGCGCATGGAATCCTAATCAACTAGAAGATATGGCACTTCCACCCTGTCATACACTTAGTCAGTTTAAAGTTATTAACGGCAAACTTAGTTGCCAAATGTATCAACGAAGTGCTGACATGTTTTTAGGTGTACCCTTTAATATAGCAAGTTACAGTTTGCTTACACATATGTTGGCACAAATCTGCGAGTTAGAAGTAGGAGAATTTATTTGGACTGGCGGGGATTGTCACATCTATCAAAATCACTTCGATCAAGTAGAAGAACAACTAAAAAGGAGCCCTAAGATTGAGCCGAAGTTAAAAATGCCAAAATTTAGCAATCTAGCCGAATTACTATTAACACGTCCATCTGATTACATTCTCGAAGGATATAATCCTATGGATTCAATTAAAGCACCAATGGCGGTTTAAGGAAGGAAAATGTACGAAATAATTAAAGATATTTTAGAAAAAGAAACATTACGTCAACAAGAAACGATCGAACTTATTGCAAGTGAAAACTTTGCAAGTGATGCAGTTATGGAACTTGCAGGCTCTGTGTTTACTAACAAGTATGCAGAAGGTTATCCCGGCAAGCGCTATTACAACGGCTGTGAACACATGGATGAAATTGAAAAACTGGCTATTGATACGCTTTGTGAACTATACGGTGCTAACTTTGCTAACGTACAGCCTCACTGTGGTGCGAATGCTAATACGGCGGTATACCAAGCTTTGATTAAACCAGGTGACCGTATCCTAGGTATGGACTTAGCAAGTGGCGGCCATTTGTCACATGGCGCAAAGGTGAACATCTCTGGTAAAAACTATATGTCTTATTCGTATGGTGTTGATAGGCATGGTTACCTTGATTATGTAGAAATTCGCGAAATGGCTGAAGATATTAAGCCTAAGATTATTGTTGCAGGTGCAAGTGCGTATCCTCGTGAAATTAATTGGGCTAAGTTCAGAAGTATTGCCGATTCAGTTGGTGCGTACTTGCTTGTTGATATGGCACACTATGCAGGTCTAGTTGCAGGTGGTGCTTACCCTAATCCTATGCAATACGCTGACGTTGTAACTTCTACTACGCATAAGACTCTTCGTGGACCACGTGGTGGAATCATCCTGTGGAATAACCCGGATTATACTGCCAAGCTGAACAGCGCTATTTTCCCCGGCACTCAAGGCGGACCTTTGATGCATATCATTGCGGCTAAAGCGCAGTGTTTCCTTGAAGCATCTGAACCTTCCTTTAAAGAGTACGCTAAAAATGTAGTTGCAAACGCAAAAGCAATGTGTGAAGTCTTTGAAGAAAACGGATTCCCAGTACAAACTGGCGGAACAGATTCTCATATCATTTTAATGGATCTAAGTAAAAAGAATATCTCTGGTCGCGCAGCTGCAGATAAACTTGAAGAACATGGTATAACAGTTAACAAAAACGGTGTCCCTAATGATCCTCGTTCCTTTGTAGAAACAAGTGGTATTCGTATCGGAACAGCAGCTGAAACTACTCGCGGAATGGACGTAATAGCAGCACAAAACCTAGCTCAGAAAATCTGCGATATTCTTTCAGAATAATCCTCAAAATCTCTAGAGTTCGGTTGATTCCGTATTCTAGAGATTATTTTCAAAAAAACTGAAAAAAAGTTAAAAAAACTGTTTACATTAACAAAAACTTTTGATAGAATAGCACTATAATCAAGAAAGGAGATACACTAAACAACTTTACTCGTACACTTATCGAATGCTGTAAATAAAATAGACACAAAGGAAAATATTATGAAAAACGTAGACAAAGCAAAAGAAGCATACTCATACTGTCGCTACCTTCTAGACGATTGTCGAACACTCAAAAGTCTTGAAAAAGCAGTCGATAACATTATGGCTATCAGTCGTCAGCACAAATTTGACGAATATCAAATGGAAGCGTTAGAGCGATTCGGAATGAAGCGTTATGAACAAATTCAACGTGAAATGACGATGCTGGTAAAAAACAGAAAATTTGGCTAAAAAAGGTTTACTTCTCTTGCCAGTGTGTTATAATTGTTCTATAATCAAATAGAGGAATACATGATATGTCTACTTTTACTAACGAAATGATCGATCAGTTCTGGGCTTCAGTGGATGATGTACGCAAAGGTGATGAAGTATGTTGGGACACTGTGATGTGGGACATGTTCTTCGCCTTCCCAGAAATGGAGAATGATAAGAAGTTAGTACGTGATCTGTACAAGCTGATTGATTCTGTTGAAACTATGATGTGTTCTTAAGGAGATACCCATGAAAGCATTTAACAACTTCACTTCTGCTGCTGGTTCACACGCTCGTATCATGGAACTGGAAGATTTCTGCTTCTCAGATTTCCACAAAGATGTGTACGGTTTTCGTCCTCGTGGTGAAACATGGGATCGTTTCGTTAACATGCCAGTGGATACACTGATCTTCTGCGTGGACAACATGTTCCGTATTATGGATGAAAGCCAAAAGGCTGAGGGAGTGCGTGAAGCCGAAGCTCTTGAATCATTCAAAGCTGATCTTCAAAATCTTATGGCATCAGGTGCAGGTGATTGGAAGACTGCTCTTAAATGGATGATGGAAGAAACCGAAGAAGACAACGTCGAATACTTCCTCTGGAGTTTGGGTATCGGTCACGCTAAACGCAACGAGATAGTTGAACTTTTTTTCGCAAAGTAGTAAAAAAAGGTTTACTTCTCTTGCCAGTGTGTTATAATTGTTCTATATAATGAATTGAGGATTTGATTATGAAATATTTACAAGAAACCACTGCTTGGGAAGATATTGATTACAATATTCCTGCGCACATTTATGCAGTTGCCGATAACGGTTGGTTGCTTGGTTATATCAAGGCTGGTACAACTGAAGTTCTTTGGTTCAAAAATCCAATGAAACTGTTTAATAAGAAAGGTCGCAAATTTAAGGACGTAACAAAGTTTTATAAAGGAGTTTAAAACGTGAGTCAGTTTGTGCCGCACTTACCTGATTATTATATTGCTGGTGTCTACATCGATCAACATGATGTATGGGTTGGCGATTTTTATGCAACTGAATATGAATTAATTGGATATGGTATTGACGCCGAATTAGAAGGAGCAGAAATGCTATTAGTAACAGATATGATAGATTGCATTAATGTTTATCAAGATTGGTGGAGTCGTATAAGCAAACGATCATGAACTTTCACAAGTTATTAAAAAAGGACTTCCGAAGAAGTCCTTTTTAGTATCAAATAATCGTTAGATTATGCTAATACAGTACCAGTGAAGTCAACACCGAAAGATCTAGCGTAAGTAGCTGCACGATCGCCAGAAGTTGCAGAAGAAACACCTGGGATAGTATCTAAAGCGTATCTAGTTTTAGCAATTACTGCTGGCTGACCAGAATCAGCGTTAGTTACTTTAGTGAATGACATTGGAACGTATGGAGCAAAGAAGCCCATAGCATCACGACGGTCAGCACCTTTGTAAACAACAGTTGCATAATCAGAAGTAGCGTACTGATCAACGATAACTTTGAAGCGACCGTCGAATGTACCAGCAACACCGCCAGAAACTGGAGCTTTAACGCCAGAAGCCTGTTCAGCAGTTTTGAAAGTACCGATCTGCTCAAGCATAGTAGCAACTTTTGGAGATACTAGAAGTGTGTTACCCTGACCACGCTTAGTGTCAAGACCGATCTGAGCTGCTTCAGCAGAGATACGAACAGCGTGTGCACGCATTTTCTCAATGTCCCAACGACCAGCATCGGTGTTGATAGCAGTATCAGCCAACTGAGTAGCGTTACCGTTAACAAAATCAACAACTTCACGATCGATTTCAGCCTGCATTTCGTAAGACATCAAAGACATGATTTCTTCATCAGCAAGTAGACCGTGCTGTGCTTTAAGATCCTGATACATTTCAACAGTGTACTGACCTTTAAGTGCACGTGATTTAGCTTCAACAGACTTCTTAGCAATTGAGAAACCAACTTCTTTCATGTCGGTACCAAGTGCTTCAGCAGCAGCTGTAGCAACTGCACCAGTGTAACCTTTTAAGATTTTACCGAAAGCAGCTTCGTTAGAGTAAGTAGCAACATAGCCTGCACCTGCTTCAGCAGCAGCAACATCAGCAGCAGCCAACAAGTACATGTTACCTTCAGAATAAATTGCGTCGCCAGAAAGATCATCAGTAGACTCAACAATCTTACCACCTTTAGCAGATGCAGCACCTGTGCCAGTGTATTCGTTAGTTAAAGCGTAGATGAAACCTGTAGGCATAGTCATTGGCTGAACACCAAGGATCTCGTTTGCAATTAGGTTAGGGTATACACGACGAACCATAGGCATAAGGATCGGTGTAAACTGAGCAACATCACCAGACAAAGTACCTTCAGATACTAGACGTGCGTGTTCTTTTTCAGTGTTTTCTAACATAAGCTTCATTGCTGCAGAATCAGACGCAGTTAATGGAGCAAATTTAGAACTCTCAAGTAGTGCTTGGATATTTTCCATTTTATTTTCTCCTATTAGAAATTTTAAATTATTTATATTTTTGTTAAACTAAATGTGCCCAAACTGGCTTGGCAATTGTCTCTTCAGCAGATTCAGAAACAACTTCTTCAACTTCTGCTTCAATAGTTCCTTTCACAGACTCTTTAATTGTCTCTAACTTAATAGTGAAAGATTCATCGCGTGTAAAATCAATGATTTCAGCCAATTTCTCAAACTTTTCAGACTCAACTAATGACATGCCTTCTTTCATTTCAGCAATGATACCGGCTTTAAGTAGTTTGTCATTTTCTTCTTTAAGGTTGATGTTTTCTTCAACTAAAGTATCGTATTTAGAAACCGATTCAGCGAGTTCTTTTTCAACTTCTGTGTTGTCTTTAGCTTCAACGATTCTTGAAACTTCAACGCCACCGGCAACTAGCATAGATTCGAATGCTTCAATAATCATATCTGCTTTTTCAGATTTTACTGATTCATCCAAAGTTTCTTTAGCTTCAGTAACGAATTCTTCAACGATTCTATCTAAATATTTATCCAATGATTCAACCATCTCAGCTTGTTTCATCGCAACATACTCATCGGCTTTCTCATTCAAGAATTCGATGTGCTGCTCGGATTTTTCATTTAGAGTTTCAACTTCTTCTTCAATTCTAGATTCAGCAATTGTCATTGCTTTAATTTCTACGGCTTCATTAAACTGAGCTTCTAATGACTCTCTTAATTCGGCAGTAAAAACTTTTTCATCTAGGGATTCAAATAGTTTCTCTAGCATGTTATTACTCCTTTGTTAATTGTAATTATTTATATTTTTTAAAAATAAAATAGAAATGATCTATTACTTTTTTATTTCTTATTATTTATAATTTGTGTAAGAACGTCATTGAACTTCTGTTTAAAAGCCTTATCAATGTCTTCTTTATCGAACATTTCACAAGTTCCACTGCACTGCGACTCATTCATAGCGACAATATTTCCAAAATCATCAAACCCGAAATTCATATCTTCAATAATACCTTCATTGAGTTGGAAACTTTCAACAACACCATTCATTGACGCGTTGTAATCTGATGGTGCCGCAACAATATCATATGTTACTAATTTGAAATTTTCTACTACGCCGTTTTTAACTGAACCAACGCCACGACTAGATACTGAGATATTAACTCCGTTATCAATTAATGATTTTAATTGATTCGCTTTTGAATTGTCAAGCAGAACTGCTTCACCCATAACGTATTTATCTTTGATTTTTAATTCAGTAATTTTAGCAACAGCTTCCATTGGATCAACGGTTGTGCGCGCTGGATGTTCCCACTCCATTAGGGTGTTTATAGAACCAGAATTAAAATTTTCTTGGTATTTTGCTACTTCGGTTTCCCAAAGGCTTCTAGGGTAGATACGTCCATTTCGATTTTTTTCGCCAATGGTACTAAAAACACCCCTAATTTTATATTTCTTAGATGATGAGCCGGTTGCTTCGTTGATTTCTTCTTCAACGATAAATTCCGGTTTAGCATCAATGTCATACATCAGTTTCATAAGATTGCTCCTCAGCCGAACCAATATTTGCAAAAGATGACTTCATGTTCTGTATCTTGTCAAAATCGGTTACGTAATTTTTTACGGTCTCATGGCTAGCAAGCTTTCTATGCAGTTCAGCTTTAATTGATTTAGAAAAATCAGTGTATCTTTTCTCAATTGCGCTGTCAATTACTGTTCCATCTAAAGCCATTTTATATACCTCTTTTTATATTATTTATATTAATAAGACAAGAATTATTTCTTTCTTGCACGCTGTCTCGCTATTTTATATAATTGCTCAGCTGACACTCTACCTTTAGTAAAGGTCTCAGCTCTTAGTTTGGCTGCATTTTTTAATTCGAAGGGAGGAATGATTACGCCTTTCTTCGAAATGCGCTTATTGATATATAAGCGTATGCATGGCGCATAGCCAAATTTCTTAAGCAATGGTTTAAATTCTTCGTATGAAAATTGTAAAGGTTTGTTCTTTTCAATATTCTTCTTGTTCTTTTTAAGAATAATATCTATTAGTTGCGTCCGCATTCTCACTGGTAACCAATGAAAGTTTAAACCCAATGTGTATCCACGAGATTTGCGTAAAACTAGAACTAATGGTGTACGGTCAAATGTCTCTTCTTTGTTCTTTGCATTGTACGAATACATCAACAATGTACCCGGCTTTAAGTCAGAAACACTGAGAGCCTTTGATTTATGAAAGATCAATTCCTTCACCATTGCGATAGATTCTTTTGGTGAAAGTTCTTTTTCTTTTTTCTTAGCCATTAGGTCAACTTTATCGATAAATCCCCCGGTGAAGGGGGATTATTTCAATTAAATTATTCAGCTACGTCGTTCAACGTTGCTGCGTTACCAGCTTCAGGCGTGTTAAACTCGCCATCGCCAACTACCCAATCAGTGAATGAGAATGTAACATCAAATTCCTGAATTGTATCAGCAGTGTCGTCACCTACAGCCAATTCACCAACACCTTCAACGAATACGTTGTGGAAAGTGTATTTAGCTGTTGGGTTGCCAGCTGAATCTAACTGTTCAACCGATAGTTCACCCATTAACGCAGTAGGATTACCTGAATGAGAGTTATTCTGGAAGTGGTCTGCCGCTCTCATCCATGCAATCATATCTTTACGTAGTGCGTGATCTTCTGTATTGTAAAAAGTTAATGTCCAAGCATTTTCGTATGCAGTGTCACCAGGGATGATAAGCTTACGACCTTGATTAAAAACTTCGATTTTTCCAAGCGTCATTGCTGGGAAGTTTGCAGCTTTACAAAGTGCGTCGACATTTTGTAAATTAGAACTTGTTGCTACGGCTGCAGGAACAGAGAAGTTAACTCTGTATTTATTTGCACGAGCACCAGATCCTAAGGCACTTTTTAGCTCTGCTAGTTTATTTGCCATTGTTTTTGTCTCCTATAATAATTTTTTTAATATTTTGTGCTTTCTTTTATTTATATTAATCAAATAATGATTCAATACCATTTAGAACTTCTACACCAGTATCTCCAATAATAGCATCTGCTACTTGTCCAAGAATAGAACGGTTTTCTAAGGGAATAAACTCACTAAAAGTAAAGGTTACACTGAATTCTGATAAAGTGTTTTCATCGCCATCTTCTAGTGTAACAATGCCCAATGCGCTCGGGAATGCGTTCTGTAATTTATAGCCATAAACCTTCTCGCCTCTACCGCTGAGCTGCCAGATGTTAATGTCTGTTTGATACTTTACTGATGTTGCACCATTACCCTCGTCAATAAACCCTAAAAAGAAATCAGCGATCTGCTGAGGGTTCTCTATAGCATTTTTAACAGTATTTGCAACATCGACTGCTGATCCTATTGTGTCAAGTACATCACCCAATCCACTTTCGAAAGATCCACCAAGCAGACCTTCAGACGGTGGTTTAGTATTATCGACATTTTTCAGCCATTTATCGAATACTTGGCGAACTTGCATACTTGAGTCATCAACAATCGATACTTCATATGTTCCAACATAATCGGTTTCTCCTCTTACGTTGTATTTTCTTCCTTTATGCCAAAGTGTCGTCGTAGTAATGTTTCGTTCCGGCAATCCTGCACTTCTACATAAAATGTTTAAAGTTCTTCCCTCAATCCCTGGTACAGGAATTTCAATAAGATACTTATTTTTTCTAAGGCCTAATCCTGGCCCTAAATGTTTCTTTAAATCTGTTATAGTAAAATTAGCCATTTACTGCTCCTTAAAACCAATCATCAATACTGTCTGCCATATCATCTATGCTTAGAGTGAACTGTTTTTCTAACTCTTTTGCACTCTTAGTAATATCATCTAAAATATTTCCGTTATCAAAGAAATCTGATACAGATGATTTAACTTCACTGATTGCGCTAGATACTCCAGATTTAAATTTGTCTACTAAATCGTCAACAAAGTTTCCATTTGGTCCTTTTACAACAAATGATTGATAGTGGCTATACGCAAAAGTAACAGTGAATTCAGTAATAGTTCCAACAGATTCTGCATCTAGTGTAACAGATGATACCGCAGTTGGAAATGCATTGTACAGTACATACGTAGATGTGTCTTGTGTACCTTCAAAGTTCTTTTGATACACCATCATATTTGTTACGTAGGATCCTTCATTGCCCTTCTGCGTGTCACTCAATTTGGGAATAGATTCTTT